TTCTTATGACTAACTCTTGGAGCTTGCTCTACCATACAATTAACGGAACATTAGATGAGGTATTTCCTACTATGACAAATTCAGGAATCGGAACACACTCTAAAGGTGGTTGGGTTGATCAATTGGGTATAAACAATATCTCTATTGATACAAGCAATTGTCCAATTGTGTCAGCACCAGAGTTAGAAAAACCTCCTGTACATTATAAGTACAATGAGGATAAAATCTTAGAAAAAACTAAAGAGTATATTGGCAGAACATATACTTCTCATTATTCTTACAATAACAGAGTACAAACACTAGATCTTATTGAAGCAGTTGGAGATGCTGCTGCATTTTGCCGTAGTAACATTCTTAAGTATGCATCACGCTATGATAAGAAAGGTACTACAAGGCTTGACATTGAGAAGATTATACACTATGCTGTATTATTATACCACTTTGAAGGATTAGACAAGGACTCTACCAATGGATATGAAACTTTCTGAAAAAACAATTAACTTACTGGAGAACTTCTCCTCAATCAATCAATCCATTCTAGTTAAGAAGGGTTCTAAACTTCGCACTATTAGTGTGATGAAGAATATTCTTGCAGAAGCAGATGTTGATGAGAATTTTGAGAGAGACTTTGGGATCTATGATTTACCTCAGTTTCTTAATGGGGTTAACCTCATGAAGGATCCTGATCTGGATCTTAAGAACGAGACCTATATGATTATCCGTGAGGGTAAGTCAACTAAAGTTAAGTTTGCTTTTGCAGATCCTGATTGTATAGTTATTCCACCAGAGAAGGCTATTGATCTTCCTTCATCTGATGTAAACTTTCAGTTGGATAGTATTCAACTTGGTAAACTATTGAAGGCATCTTCTGTGTATCAGTTGCCTGATCTTTCAGCAGTTGGTAATGGTGAAGAGGTTACCTTAGTAGTTTCTGATCGTAAGAATGATAACTCTAATGAGTATACTCTTGTGGTTGGTAAAACTGAGCAGGTCTTTGAGTTTAACTTTAAGATTGAGAATATTAAATTAATTCCTGGCTCTTATGATGTTCAGATCTCTAAGAAGAACCTTGCCAAGTTTACCAATAGCAATTATAATCTTGACTACTTCATAGCCTTAGAACCTGATTCAACTTATGAGTAAGGTTTGGAAGATTTGGAAGTACACATTAGGTAGTTTCAATGATAACAAAACAAAAAGATATGATGATGTAGTATGCATTATCCGTAGCATTATATTTACAACTTATCTTATTACTAACTGTTTTATTACTGCTGGTGTTATCCGTCATTGGAATCCACCAGCAAAATCTGTGATACATTATGAAGCGTGATTTTCTCTGGGTTGAAAAGTATCGACCTAAGACAATTGATGAATGTATTCTCCCTGAGAATATTAAACAAACTTTTAAAGAATTTCTAAACAAAGGAGAGATTCCAAATCTTCTTCTAACAGGACCAGCAGGTGTAGGTAAGACTACAGTTGCTAAAGCACTTTGTGAAGAGTTAGGTTGTGATTATATTTTAATCAATGGATCTGATGAAGGTAGGTTTCTTGATACTGTAAGAGGACAAGCTAAGAACTTTGCTTCTACTATGTCGTTGTTACCATCCTCAACCCATAAAGTTATTATTATTGATGAAGCAGATAATACAACTCATGATGTTCAGTTATTATTGAGAAGTAATATAGAGGCATTCCATAAGAACTGTAGGTTTATATTTACTTGCAATTATAAAAATAAAATTATACAACCATTACACTCAAGGTGTTCTGTGGTTGAGTTTTCAATCAAAGGTAAACAGAAAGCAGAGATACAAGTTGCATTCTTTGAGCGTATCCTTAACATCCTTGCTAAAGAAAATTGTGAAGCAGATAAAAAAGTTCTTCTTCAATTAATTAATAAACATTTTCCTGATTGGAGGAGAGTGTTAAATGAATTGCAAAGATACTCAGTTAGTGGTAAAATAGATAGTGCTATATTAGCAGAGTTTTCTGATGTCAAGGTTGATGACCTCATTAAAACGCTTAGTAAGAAAGATTTTTCTGGAGTCCGTAAGTGGGTCAATGATAATCTGGACAATGATCCTGCTGTATTGCTTCGCCGTCTTTATGATGGCCTTTCATCATCCCTTGACGGTCCTAGCATTGCTGCTGCTGTGCTCATTATTGCTAAGTATCAGTATCAAATTGCTTTCGTTGCCGATCAAGAAATAAACTTACTTGCATGTCTTACAGAAATTATGGTGGAGTGTGAATTTAAATGAAAGCATTAAAAACCCCTCTTCGTTATCCAGGTGGTAAATCTCGTGCCTGTACTAAACTAGCACAACATTTTCCAGACTTAAAAAACTTTACAGAATTTAGAGAACCTTTTTTAGGTGGAGGTTCTGTTGCTTTATATGTTAGTAAATTATATCCTGATTTAAATATATGGGTTAATGATCTTTATAGACCACTTATAATCTTCTGGCAACAGTTGCAACATGATGGTCAAGCAATGCAGGATAAGTTATGTTCTGTTAAGAACATGAATCCTGATAGGGATACTGCAAAAGAATTGTTTATTAATGCAAAGGAAGGTGTCAACGATGAAAGTAAGCCACAATTTGATAGGGCAGTTGATTTTTACATTGTTAATAAGTGTAGCTTTAGTGGACTTACTGAGTCATCCTCTTTCTCACCTCAAGCAAGTGAATCCAATTTTTCATTTAGAGGAATTGAAAAACTAGCAGAGTATAGTAAGTTAATTGAGAATTGGAAAATTACAAACTTGAATTGGAAAGACTTAACTACTGATGATCCTAAAACATTTGTATACTTAGATCCACCTTATGAGATTGGACCTAAGTTGTATGGAAATAAAGGTGACATGCATAAGTATTTTGATCATGATGATTTTGCTAAAACATGTGATGACTTTACAGCACCTCAGTTAATATCTTACAATAGCAGTCAGGTTATTAGAGATCGTTTTACAAATTGGAATGCTGCTGAATTTGATCACACATACACTATGAGATCAGTTGGTGCTTATATGAAAGACCAACAAGCTCGTAAAGAACTTTTGCTATTAAATTATGCTTCGACTTCTTAATCAATTAAATTATACTCCACCTAATTTAAAATTATATAAGACTGATTCTTGTGAAGTAACTTTTGATAACTACAACCAAATGTATAGGTTGTATGTTGAAGGTGAAGAGTGGATGTCTTATAGGGTACGAGACCATGAACAAGCATATGAATTATACTCTCATTATGATTTAGCTAATGGTCATTGTATTTGTACTGGATTGGGTTTTGGTGTTAGAGAGAATTGGTTATTAAGTAAGAAGGAAGTTAGTAAAGTTACTGTTGTAGAAAAGAGTAAAGAAGTTATTGATTATCATAAACATATTAATCCTAAGTTTTTTGATGATGTAGAAGTTATTCATATGGATGCCTATGAATACAAAGGTAAGTGTGATACTCTTTTGCTAGATCATTATGAAGAAGAAGCTGCTAATGATATGTTAGTATTACAGAATGCTTCAGAGATATCAAAACATATTGAATGTGATACAATGTGGATGTGGACTCTTGAGCGTATAGTTGCTGGTAGGTCATGGCAAAGAAGTTGTAAGGTTGGATCGTATGTTTCAAAAAAATTAATATACAACGAAATAAAAACACGATTTGATCTGGACAAACTACCAGATATATCTGAAGAGCAGTTGGAATTGTATTACTTCATGTACAACTCTAAGGCAACTAGTGTACATAAACACTTCTATGAAGAAGGCAACGCACTTTCTTTTCTTAAATAATGGAACTTAAAGACTGGTTAAACTCAATCAACTTTACAAAGGAGAATCTTTTTGAAGATGAGCCTGAAGCAAAGTATCCAGCATTTGTTGTAAACAAATGTTTGTCTGGATCTTTGGACTCTGTTTTATTTGCTAATGAGATGAACAAATCCCATTTTCTTGACAAGAGAATGCAGTATGATTTTTATATAAATTCACTTAGAAAGAAGAGAAGGTTTGCACCTTGGTTAAAGAAGGGTAAGGTTGAAGATCTAGAAGCAGTGAAAAAATATTATGGTTATAGTGAAGAGAAAGCATTACAAGCAATGTCTATTCTTTCAAACGAACAGATTAAATATATCAAACAGAAACTTAATACAGGGGGAAGAATGTGAGGGTTCTTAGTATAGATTTAGATTTTATATCTGCACCAGCAATTAATGAGTTTTGGAATAGTGGAATGTCTGAGTATGGGATAGAAAATCATCCTGTAGTAAAGTGGAAATATATACAATCTAAAATGCCTGAGGTTTTTGAATCTATATCTCAGAAGATTGATATTGATAATTATGATTTTTGTTTAAGAACTTTTTTAAGAGCATTAAAGAATTGTAAGGATGTTCATTTTGGATATGATCATGATGCAATTCTATATGGATTGGAAGGACATACTGATATAGAAATAGTTAATATAGATCACCACAGTGACATACTATCAAATGGTATGGAAACTATAGAGCAGGAAATAAAATATATTGAGGATGATGAGAGAGTTGCTGAAGGGAATTGGGGATACTATTTACATTCCCAAGGAAGATTAAAATCTTGGCATTGGATTATAAATTTAACTAGCGAAGAGTTTACTGATACCTTATTGGGTGATCATGTATTTGGTGATAAGTTTAGTTGGAGCTACAAAGAGGATTATGATTTTGGAAAGTATGAGTTCGATCAAATATTTGTTTGTTTGTCTCCATCATATATTCCACCATTACATTGGCATATGTTAGGAACTTTTGTTAGAGTCTATGAAGAGTTGACTGGTAATAAAATTGAAGTAGATTATCTTCATAGAAAATATGAGATGGAAAAATACTATAAAGGAGTAACTAATATAATTTACTAATGGAAATAAATTATCTTGGTCAAGAAGATCATACTATTGTAAAACAGTCTGAGTTTAAAGATTCTAGTGGTATGCCATACAAAAGGTGTCCATGTTTTAATCATAAGAATGAAAGAACTTTTATAATATCATCACCTATTGATTTACAGTTTAGAGTTGATCAACCAATAGATAGAAACTTTGTAATTTATAATCAAGAACATCTTGATACATTAGTTTTTCATTTAGCTACCCCTCATTTTTTATTGTGGACTCATGATGATAATGTTTGGTTAGAAGCAAATGATCATCCAATGACATCTTTGGATAATAATTTAATTATGGTTCCTGGTTGGGTTCAGTTATCTACTTGGCCTTCTAAAGCAAGTATTGGATTTGTTGTAGTTGATAAGGACAAACCAGTTATTATTAAAAAAGGTGATCCTCTTTGTAGGTTATCATTTCATTCTCCTGATCTAAACGATACAGTCAACTTGAATAAGATTGATGATCGTGGTATAATCGATGAGATGCAAGAAATATACGAAACTAAAAGGGAAGAAGCAATGAATAATGGTACTTGGAAAGATAGGTTATTCACTAAAGGCAAGTCTAAGTGTCCGTTTGCAAGAATTATTTACTAAATAACTTTACGAATAACTGAATTAAAACGATGAGTGTTGTGAATGAACCAACGGTGGATTGGTCCCCCGATAAAATGGTTGAAGTGTCATTAGGTGAACCAGATGATTTCCTTAAAGTTCGAGAAACATTAACAAGAATAGGTGTTGCTTCCCGTAAAGAAAAGAAATTATATCAATCTTGCCACATACTACATAAACAGGGACGGTATTTTATTGTCCATTTCAAAGAATTATTTGCCTTAGATGGAAAAAGAGCTAACCTTACTGTTAACGATGTGCAGCGTAGGAACCGTATTTC